ATAGCTAAAAAGCTCAATATTACAATAGAGGTTACTCGTGATCCATGCGGTTGGTGTGCATGGATTTTGGCAGACGAGCTTGAAGGTGACGGTCAATTTGTTACTAGCTGGGAAGAGGCCCACTATAATTTACAGAGTGTTGAAATTATGAGAAAGGAAAAATAATCAAAGGGGCTTCGGCCCCCTTTTTTTATTCCTTGTTCGCTTTCAAATATTCTGAAGCGCGAGCCGCGTTCCGTGGATCGTCTTTCAGTAGCCCTATGGCGTGGTTGCACGGACGGCAGAGCAGGCCTCGAACCTTGTTGGTCAAGTGATCGTGGTCTACTGCCATGCGGTAGACGAGTTGCGCTTGGTGTATCCCGCAGATCGCGCATTGGTAGTTTTGATTTTTGAGCATCGCCTTAAAGTCCTCGAAGGTGATGCCGTACTTGAGAACGAGTTTGCTGTCCTCGACGTTCTTATGGATTTTGTTTCGAGGGGCAAAGGCGGGGCACTCACGGGCCATGTAATTTTTCTTAATCGAACGGCCTTGTTGCTCGTGTGTTCTCCCGCAGTGTTTACATCGACCGATCCACTTCGAGGGTTGTCCGAGGGCAAAGACAACAACGTGATCGTTCTCTTTCCAGAGTAGATCGATTCGTGGCTTACGACTTCTTGTTTCGTGGGCCGATGACTGATTCGGGGTTGACATCGATTAAGCTGTTGGTTTTCTTGTCGTACACTTGGATTTGTTGCTGAACGTTTTTTAATTCTATATCGCAAAAGTTAATCAACTCCATTCCTTTTTTATACAAGGCCAAGGCTTCGGATAGAGGTAGATCGTCCTCTTCCATTCGGGTAACACACCCCTCCAGTTCTTTTAAATTTGCTTCGAACGGTTTTTGTTTACTCATGCACTTTGCTCAACGGGCAATGAACGTGCGCTTTTCTCTCCGCCCCGACATCAGCACTGGCAAGGGCGAAACTGGCAGTAAAAAGAAACAAAGCCAGTAATAACAACGTTATGTTTTTCATTGCGTCTACTTATTAAATAAATAATCAGCCAAACCCGCCAGTAAACCCGCGAGAATTGGAATTAAGGTAGAGTAAAGAGTAGAGGTTTTAGGCTTATTTTCTTTCATGAAATGCTCCATATAATGGTTAAATAAAAGTACAGTATATGAAAGATTATATTATAATGTCAACTTTATAAAAGGTATCGCTATGTCACAAGAAACTAACGAACTTACATTCTACACCAAGCTTGTCTATATTGAGTGGCAGGATGCTGTTGCCGTTTCCGATTGGGAAGAAGTGCGGGAAGCGGAGTTGTTTAAATGTAAAACAGTGGGCTTTGTTGTTGCTGAATCCGATTCGGCTATCTGCGTTGCCGCAGTTGTATCGGACGAAGATAAACAATCTAATTCCAAGATTCACATCCCGAAAGCTTGGGTCGATAAAATAATTCGTTTCCCGCTGTCTCGGATTATTGACTCTCCCGTTAAAGAAGAAATAAACCCTGACCTATTTAAATTAAGCCCTAGCGGTTCGATCTAATGAATCTTCTCGTCTTCGTCTTCGGTTTCTTTACCTAAAAACCCCTCAAACTTTTCTATGTTTTCTGAGGCGGAAGATAAACATGACGCAAGTATACCCAGTGCTTGACCCGAGGTCCGTGAGCCGATAAACAATTGCGTAAGCATCTGTGTTAACGATCCAGTAATCGCCGCTGTTTGAGAAATCCCTGACAGGTTCAGGGTTTTCAACAGTTCGGCAGTTTCACTTGCCGCAAAAAAGAATTCTTTTTCTTCTTCGGACAAATCTTCGTCAAAATCCTCTAGATCCATTGTCGCTTGAAGTTTTCTTGGTTGGTTGCCAGTTATCTACTTCAGCATACCATTTTCCTGACTTTGCTTCAGATACTTGTAGGTTAACCCAATCACCTTCTTTTTGCTCCAACCAAAGAATTAAGTCTGCTCGTTTAATACTGATGTTGCATTTGATCCAATCAGGAGCCGTGTCCCGTGGTTTCTTAGCTAGGAGCCCATCAACAAATTCTTTGGCGGGTTTTTCAGAAGGGGTGTCTGACTTAATATCATTTATATCTATCATTTTTTACCTCATAAAAAAAACCCTTAGTCAGGGGAAATGACCAAGGGCTTTAACACTACACGGAGAACAAGAGGAAAACAGATCCTAATGTCATCTTAATTTTATCTAAAAGTAAACGCAACTTCAACTCTCAACTGTCGAAACGATCATCCTCGTCACGAGGTTTGTATTTCTGTACAAAGTCATCAAAGATAACGCGCAATTGACCACTAATTGTCCGGCCTTCTGCCTTTGACATCTCTTTAATTACGAGGTAAATCTCCCTCGGAACTAATACGCTTTTCCATTTATTGGTATCCATAACATTACTTTCTTTAGGTTTACATGGGAGTATATGCGAATATATGAGACTACGCAAGGGTGTTGACAAGAAAACGTTAAATTAAGACAATACGCGAACGTTCATCCACTAAGGACGGAAGTAGACCATTCGGTCGAAGGAACGCACCTAACTTTAAACGGGAGGGTGTCATGACATTGTGGACTCAATACTGTAGGTCAAAAGCTATCGATAAATATAAGCGAGAGCAGTTGTTGCGTTTGTTGCAGTTACAGGCAATGAAAAAAAGCCCCGATTAGTATCGGGGCTAAAACAAAGAGGAGGAGACGTGTCCTTTATTTGGCTTCGCCCCAACTGGGCCCGATTTCAACATCGCACACGTTAGGAACCTCTAAAGGAACCGCCGATACCATTATATCAGCAATATATTTCGCTTGCTCTTTATCTTTTACGGACATTGCAATCTCATCATGAATCTGAGTCAAGGGGACTAAACCCTCTTTGTAAAGATTAACCATCGCTTGCTTTGTCATATCTGCCGCTGAGGCTTGAATCAAACGGTTCAAGGCTTTGTATGTGTAAGCTCTTTTAAGCCTCGTGGTGGCTCCGTACTCTTGAACAGCCTCTTGGTAAGGCAAGGCTTTGTTCATCGCAAACGTGTCCGGCTCCCATCGATCAAAACGGCATTTACGACCAAGTATTGAACGTATAGATCCCGAAGAAGATTTATCATTTAATCGATTCATCACCCCGTTCATCAGACCTTTAACAAACGGTACACGTTTGTGATACTGGTTAATTAAACTTTTGGCATCATCCATTGAAATGTCTAGCTGTTCAGAAAGTTTTCCAACGCCCATGCCGTACATCATCGCAAGGTTGACTACCTTAGCTTGCTTCCTTGGGATGTTAGCCATCTCCGCCACCATCGTATGGAAGTCTGAGTTAGGATCATCGTTGTATGCTTGTACAAAATCTGACGCACCCTCCAATGGCAAATTACGACTCTGACCATAAACGTGAGCATAGTGGACCAAGATCCGTGGTTCCTGTTGCGAGAAGTCTATGGCGGCCCACTGCTCTTCCTCTTCCGGCAAAAACAAGGAACGTATCATGGGACCAATCTCAGGGTCTCTTGCAGGAATTTGCTGAAGGTTTGGGCTGTTCATACTTAAACGACCTGATACTGTACCCCCATCATCAGATCGGATCTGATTGATATGGCTATGAATTCTACCGTCAGCGTGACAGTGCTTCATGATGGTTTGGAGGAAAGTGCCGGTTGTCTTGTTCAAGTTCCGAGCCTCAACGATGAGTTGCGCGAGAGGGTGGTTGTTCTCTTGGAGGAAGAGCTTTGTGAAGCTAGGTGCGCCCTTTTCGGTCTTTGGATACTGGAGCCCGACTTTATCGAACGCTTTGACGAGGGATTGAGCCGCCCAGATTTCAACGTCACGCCCCGCAACCTTCTTAATCTCTTTCATGACCTGCCGTTCCCGCTTGACAAGACTGTTCCGAGTTTGCTCAACCCTGTCTTGATCGACCCTGACCCCTCGCCAAGTCATTTCGATGAGACATGGGAGCAGATCAAGCTCCAGATTAACAATGTTCCAGAGGTCTTCTTTGCCAAGTTGAATGCTGAAGTAATTCCAAAGTTCGAGAGCGAGTTCGGCATCAGCCTCACCGTAAGCACCGACGTGCATCGCGGGGAGCTTCCACATCTCAGCTTTAGGATCAACGCCGAAACTTCTCGCGGCCTCGACTAAACCCTTTTCTGATTTCGTCTTACCTAACAAGTCGTAAGACAAAGCGTTCAAGCTATAACTAAATCGGTTCTCATCCAGTAAAGAAGCGATCAACATCGTATCGATGATCCTACCCTTGAGATCAAATCCCATGCGTTTAATCCAACCCGCGTCATACTGAGCGTTGTGCATAATTTTATCGGCGGGACATTCGAATACTTTTTTAAGCCATTTATTTACAATCTTTTCATCAAGATTTCCTCCGCCAAGATGCCTAATCGGGATGTAACCTGACCATCCATCTACGGCTACGGCATAACCTACAACCTCCCCATTTCCTGTAGCCCATCCTGGACCATTGGTTTTAATATCGGGGTCTCTCGTTTCCACGTCGATAGCAATTTTTTTTGCGGTTGTGATGTCTGGCAATTCCATCGGGGGTATCCATTCGCTTTTTGGAGCGAACATCGCCATCTGCAAGTTTCCCGCCATACAAACCTCTCTTTACTTTTTGTCCTTTGGGGAGAATTCCCCTCCAAGGGCCGTGTATCCCGCCTTGTCGATCCACGAGTCTTCGTGGTCGAGGGTGTTTAAAAGACGGGCCGTCTTGACCCAATCCATCATGAGGGCCACGTGAGATGCTGTAACCCTCCCGTGACTTTCAAATGCTGACTTTGCTATTACGTTCCATCCTATAGCTATTTTATCGTGATTTTGATAAGCGTCACCATAATCTTTTGCTCGATCACCCTTGATTAAATCGTCTGCTTTTTTTAATAAGTCCGCTCTATCCATTTTTACGCCACAACTTATGATCTTGTTCTTTAAGTATCTGCAAACTATTCCACATTAGTTTCATTTCCACCATCGCGTTCATAGCGTGTTTTTCTGCCATAGCGTAATCTTTCTTGTTTACCGCTTCCGATACCGCACGAAACTCTTTTTGTGCCTTAATATGAAATTCAACGTAATCTACTTCGTAATCATTGTTCTGCATCTTCTTCCTTTTCTTCGGTATATATTTTTGGTAAAAAAACTAAAACAAAAGTGCCACATTCGGGGCAGCTTAAATTTGTTTCTATTGAAAAAGTATCATCTTCTTCATCTATATCATGGTCCCCACCCCAGATTAATTCATGGTTACAGTGCCAACAATTCATAAGTTATAACTCCTTCCGACATCTTCAGGATCAACGATGTACAAGTTTTGTTTTGCTCTGGTTACCCCGACATAAAATACTCTGTGCATATCGTCAGGATTAATATGCATTTCACTTTCTGCTGAAGGGCTGAGGTCCGTGAGCAGTACAACGTTATCCGCCTCTCCTCCCTTTGATCCGTGGATCGTGGACGCTGTTATCCGAGGCGTGGCATTAAACTTCTCGCCCCGTCTTAACAACGCCGTGATGTAGGCTCGTTCGGTCTCCGGTATTTTATCCATTGCTTCGGACCAGATCATTTCTTTAGTTGCCAGTAACCCGTGATTATTTATCAGACCTTGAAGCGTAACAAATTCTGCTTCATCTAGGGCGGGTAGTTTTTTAAAGCCTCGTTGAACGTGTTTACCGGAAGACATATAGCTATAAATCTTTTTAGCGACGGCTCCCGATACTTCTTTACCTTTGCGAAGATTCTCCCAACCGTTTACAGCTTCGGATAATTTTTCTCCAATCGAGCGGTGTCCTTTGTAATTAAACAAATAGCCGTTTGATTTTAGATCAGAAGCTACGGCCTGTAGGTGGTATCCGGCTTGAGACAAGATTAACCAGTTGCCCGTCGAAAGGTCTAAAGAGTCCATAGTATTTATTCTTTGAACTGTTCCCGATTCTGTTCGAGGTAAATAATTTTTTGGGAAACGTCGATGTATTCTTTTCGCTACGTTTTCTGCAACGACGTGAACAGAGCTAGGTATTCGATAAGACTGCTCCAACGTCTCTGATCCACCCTCCAAGTTAATGAAGTGATCTACGTCAGCCCCTGCCCATCGGTAAATAGCTTGGTCATCATCTCCCGCGCAATACATCTTTTCTGAGTTGGAATCTAATATATGTGCGATGTCCCACTGCAAAGCAGATAAGTCCTGAGCTTCATCTAAAAAAGTAAGTTTTAACTTAGGGCAACATTTATTGCTTTCCTGTATAAACATCTCAAGCATATCGGTAAAGTCGTACAGCCCCATATTTCTTTTGTAATCGACCAAGGCTCTGTTAATGTAGTCGATGGTATTCCAAGGAATGTCTATAGAACTAATGTTGTACTCATCTCTAAGCGATGTCTTTTTAAGACGCGCTAAATTAATCAAACCTAACACAGGATCTTTTCTACTTGATGCCGTAGGTAGGTCATCACTTATCGACGTGTTCCGTGTGCCGTTAAGCGTGATTCCTACTGCCTGACTCAACTCCTTATAGTGTTGTTCACTCATGATGTTTTCAAACCGGATAGAGGTCTGCATCAAGGCAAGACTATGCAATGTTCGGAAGTAAATTAGATCTTCTTTAGGATCAAGATTAAATCTTGAAACTGCTCGTTCCTTAGCCTCGTTTGCGGCCTTTCGGGTAAACGATAAAAAGGCTATTTCATTCGGATGTATTCCGCTTTCAAGTGCTTCGTCCACCTTGTTTAGCAGTGTCGTTGTCTTTCCCGTTCCCGGAGGTCCGAATATCCTGAACATCTGAAATCCTTTTTTTATACTTATTTACGATCTGTCGAACACGCTCTTTTGTCAGGCCAAATTTCTTACCGATGGCGGTCAACGTCCGGTATTCTTTAACGTACATTTCGTACATGGTTTTGTTTCTTTGATCTAAGTCACTCAAAACGGAGACTCCTTTGGTTTAAATGATGGGATATTAATTTGTACATCCGAATTATCAAAGCTTGGTATCTTCCAAACCCGAACGGCTTTGCCTTTGATTTTCATGACGGTGTTCTCACCCTGAATATCTCTCAAGTGCTTTCCTATCTTGTTTCTTCTAAACTCAAAGAACTTGTTTTTCTTTAAATAATCCTCAAAGTCTTTAAGCCTAAAAAAAGTAAGGGCATTCTCTTCGTCAGACCAAGGGCGACGTAATAATATTTCTTCCTTGTCCTGAGCCTGTTGCATGTTTGTGCAAAACTCTTCGAGGTAATCGTAGAACTGGCCGGATGACGTAACATCTTGAGACACCTCAATAATAGCACCATCGTTTTCTTTCATCTCAGAGAGCAAACCACTGACACGACCTTCCCAGTTCTGTCGCTTCATCGAACGTGGCATAAAGTTAAGTTGCTCAAGGCAAGCCTTTTGAAAAGAAGCTTGGCTCATCAATCCGTCAGTGTCTAGCTCTAACGGTTCTCCGTTGACATCCATAAACCAGATCGGTGGCGTGGAATTGTACTTGCGTAAGTTGGCGATGGTGGCTCCCGCCACTGCCGCGCCGACTCCAAACTTCCGTGTCCGGCACAAATCTTTATTGCAATGAGCGTTAATAGGAGCATCACCACATTTATATGCATAGTCTTTTCTTAACAGTTGTTTCGCTACAATGTTGACTTCCGCCAAAGGAAGCGACGGCTGAAAGTATTCTTGATTGTACTTTAATATCTCGCTCTCCCAACTATCTGGGTGAGCCTTACGTAAGTAAACTCCCATGTTAAACAATCCGTTATTCCTACCGCCCTCCGATATTTTTTGACGGCTAAGTATCTGTAAGCACGGTGGTCCGTCGGCCAAGAGTTTTGTTTCTTTAGCTTCGGGTACTTGTAAGTTCTGTATTTCTTCTGGGGTTTTTACATAAGTTTCGTACAACTTAATAAATTCTGCTAACGTAGCTGAAGTCGCATCGTCAAGAAAAGCGTAACGCAATCCTTCTT